CATCACGCCACCATCACCTGCGAGTTCTGCCCGCCGCGTCCGAACATTCGCATGATCTCCTGCTCGGCACCGGCCCCGTCACTCTTACTCTCACGGATGTATCGTTTCGGCGCTCCGGTGTCCGGGGCACCCTGTCCACCGCTGGAGCGCGGGCCGAGGAGCTGTTGTAGCTTCTCCGGGTCTTGGTTCAAAATCAACACGTCGTACAACTCCGGCAGGTTCTTGTACTTGGCGATGGTTCGAACCACCGCCTCCACGTCGATCATAATCCCCTGGGCCATGGCCTGCTCGCCGAAGGTCTGCATGATCTGGAGAGCACCGAGCAAGTCGGCCAACCGAGACTGCGGACTGCGTTCGACGTAGCTATACGGCTCAACGTCCACCTCGAACTCCATGTCCTGGGCGAACCGCCGATGCTCCGGGCTCCATGAAGTTTCGTAGCTCAGGTTCGTACCCGCAATCGACTTCCGCAGCATCTGCGGCTGGGGATCGGGATCTCGAATATCGAACCAGAACACGTCCTCGGCGAACCCCTTCATGAACTGGTAGGCCCAGCCGGACATATCGTCCATCATTTCGTTAACCGACCCCCGCAAAAGCCGTTCCTGACCCAGGGTGTCCGCTTGCGCTTGGAACTGATCGACCACCCCACCGGAGGCGTAACTAAAGTCTCGCCGCTGCTTCTCGGCCATCGCCACGGTGTCCGACGACGCCCCCCCGATGTGCGCCCAGCGAATCGCTCCGTTTTCTTGAAGAATGGTCTGGTTGTCGAACGAGTTGGCGATCCGCTCGGCCTCAGCCTTCGAGGCGTTGGTGTAGAACAAGTTCCCCTTCGCCGCCTGTTGCTGGTGAATAGTCTTCATGTCCAGGGTGTTGAACGACTTGTGCTTCGTCAGCAGGTGCATCAACGGAGCAATGGGGACGGCGTGATTCGGCGGTTTTTCGTAGTAAAGATAGCGGTAGGGACCGTGCCGAGGCCCCATCCAGTCCATCTCCATGAGCTTGAGCGTTGGCTGATGACGCGGGAAGTACACCACCTTGTTCCGCGGCTTGTCGTAAGCACAAAAAACCTCTACGTAATCGTAAAGACTTCTTCGACTACCGAACGCTCTGCGGAAATTCGTCTGTTCTTCTTCCGGGCTATCGTCCACGCCGGTTGAGTCCACCTTCATACGAGCTTCTTCATCGAACAGTGGATGATCGCGGACATCGACCAGCTTCATGCGGAACTTGTGGAACTGAAGGTCGGCATCTTCCAAAGTCGAACTTTGGATGTCGTACCCGTAGTCGGCTCGGTCGATCGACTCGATCGCCAGGTCAAGCTTCATGCCGTTCGGCGTGCCTACGTAGGTGGGGGCCAAGAACAGCACCCCAACCCCCACCATCGACTGATTCACCACCTCGCGCATGACCAGTGCGGCGTTGCTTTTAATGATTCGCTTATTGGTCGAAATCTCCCCATTCTCAGCCCAGGTCTTGCGTTCTTCGTCGGCGATGTTGACCAAGACGCGTGGGGCCTTGCTGACCATGTGGCGAGCCATCGCTCGGGCGGACATACTCAACAGCGGGATGGGGGTCTTGGGTCCGGCCTCGCCCGTCCTGGTGGGGTAATACTCGCCCATCAGAAACCGAATCAGCGTGTGGTGAATCTGCCGATCGGCCTTTTGAGAGCGGTACGACCAATCGACAACCTCGGTAAGACGGTCAAAGTGCCGATCGTCGTAATTATCGATCACGCTTCTAAGTATGGTTGGCAAGATGGGCTTGTCAATAGCTCAAGCGCCGCTGGGCTTTGAAAATTACGCACATGCGCGAGGTACTCAAACGAGTTGCGTGGCATACGACTCTCTCACTTCGCGTTCTTTCGCCGCTCGGTAGCTCCTTGCGGGTGCCTGACCGGCCATCGGAGAGACCTCATACGGTATCTGCAATAGTTGGCAGATGCACACCCGGGCGATCACCCGATCGCCGTGGTTGTCCCGCGCTCCACTGGGGTCTTGGCTCATCAGGCTCGCCGAATGGATCGGGGCTCCCTTCCCGTTGGGGTTGTGCTGGTAGTGCCGCATCTCCTGGACGCAGAACTCGCTTCGCTCCTTGAGCCGCCCGTCGCAGATCATCTGCTGGTGCAATCCGAAGGCCACCTTGGCGCTTTCGCCACGCCCGTCCTTGTGCCAGCCGTACTTGGTCTCCGTCGAACTCGCCGCATGGTCGAGAAAGACATTGGTAAATCCGCGCTTTTTCACCAGCACCGCCCCGAACTCGGCACCAGGGCCGTTCCGCTCCCAGATCACTTTGCCCGGTTGGAAGTCCTCACCCTCGAACCAGTACGCCGCCGATTGGGCATAATCCACCAGTTCAAACGGCATCTTCCCGTGGGTCACGAACTCCGCCACGATCTCGCCGGTCAGCCAATCGGCGACCGCGATCACGCTGTTGCTCGCTCCGCGCCCGCGTTCATCTTGACTGCCCGCCGCCACATCGACGCCCAGGATGTACTTCGTACCGCGCGGCGGACGTCCGTTAGCGTCGAAGGCCAGCCAGAACTGCCAGCGCCCGTTGGATTGCTGACAGAACCGGGTGACTCGCGGCCCTTCCGGCGTGTCGATGATGTCCAATTCTCCGCGATGAAGCGGCTCCATAACCGTGCCCGGCTTGTCCGAGGTGCCCAGCAGCTTCAAGAACGTCGGTCTGCTGTAGTATCCGCCCTGCTGCTGGGTTTCGTCGGCGTAATAGAGTTGGTTGGCCAGGACCGGATCGTAGTTGATCTCCTCCAGCTTCTTCTGCAACCAAGGCGAGGTCCGCTGCCCGGTCTCGGCGTCGATGGTTAGTCCTTCGCTGTAGTCCGGGTGCATCCACCATTCGGGGTTGAGCTGCATGACGCCGGGAGCATCTTTGAGGATGGTGCTGAATGGATGATCTAGGTTGCCGATGGTGCTCAGCCAGAACTTACACGGAGCGAAGGCCTGCAAGCCGCCGATGATGTCGTAGAGGTTCTCCGTCCGAGAGGATTCGTCCCAAAACACGGCATAGCCCCGCTCGCCGTGTCCGGCCAAGCTGGCAGCGCTGGTACCCCACACGATCGACCCGTTCTCCGGGTTCATCAGCTTCATCCGCACACGGTAGGGCTCGACCCTGGGCACGTAGCCGCGGGGCAAGAGCCAAATAGGCTCATAGAGGTGGATGAAATCGAACTTGGGCATGAGCTTGGACCATTCACCGACGAACCCGCCGCCCTTGCTCAAGGCCATCGTACCGTCCACTTCCTCTTCACGGTGCGAGCCGATGAGCAGGTGCCGATTGGCCATGAAGTGCCAGCAGTGCTCGAACATCGCCACCGCGCCCCAAGAAAACCCCATGCGCCGTGGCTTCTTACCCCGCAGCGGGCACCGGTCGGCGTGCATCGCGGCCCACATCATGGTAAAGCACTCGACCTGCATTTCGTAGGGCAGAAATGGCACCGGGCCGGGCTTACCCGTTTCGTCCCCGGCGTCGAAGAGGTAGACGAACCCGGCGAGGTAGAACAGGAAGTCCTCGGCGCACATCCGGCGAATCTGCCGCCGATCCGACTCTTTGGCGGTCAAGAAGTGTTTCAGGCGAAACTGGCGATTGCGTTCGGGATCAAGGGGTACAGCCCCGTTGAAAAAGTGTGGGAAAAAGAGCTTCTGGCGACCCTCCAGCGTGTTGTCAATCAAACCCCAGCGACTCACGACGCTTCCTCCTCGCACTCATCGTCGTCCCCTTCGAGCAGAAAACGCTCCAAATGAGCCATCGCCAAGCGCAACATTCCCAGCACAGTGGGGCCATCGCCTCGATACCACACCCGACGCTCGAAAGCGCCTCCTTCGTGCTCCTTCTCCCGCAGACCACTAAACACGCACGCAGAATGTCGCTTCTGCAACTCGTCCAGCAGATCTTCCGTGTCGCACCACTTCAGATCAACCTTCACCGCCGGTTCGTCGGTCATAGAGTACTCTTGTAGGTCACGGTTCCACTCCAAACAGCCGCCTCATCTGCTCCGCCGTAGTCTCCGCCGCCTCATCCACCGCCGCCGTCTTGTCCTCCTCGAACGCCGAAGGACGCGGCTTCCGCTCTCCAGGGGCCAGCCGCTTCGACCACGCCGTGGTCACAAAGTCCCGCAGCAAGGCATCGTTACCCGGCCTGGAGACCGTCAGCCAGTCCTTGATCGCACCCTTGCTGGGAGCCTCCTCGAACTTGGGAATCTCGTACAAGCTCTGCCGAATCCATCGGAACTCGTCGGCGATATCCGCCTGGGCCACTTCGACCTTCGCCGCCGCGGCAAGCGCCGCCGCCTCAATCGTCCCCCAATCCGTAGAAGCGAAGGTTGGCGGTGGTGGCGTCCACTCCTCATCACCGCCAGCCAGCGCCTTGTTGGACGTCAACAGCATCACTTCGAATTCTGGTGTATTGAACGGAGCCTTCAGAAACCGCCCCTGCACATTCATCACCTTTTTTTCGCAGGCATACGCCGACCAGACTTGATTCCTAGTCAGCCCCAAGTCCTTCCGGCATCGTGACAGCACGTTAACGTCAGCATTCACGGCCTTTTCCGTGACCCCCTTAAGACGCAAAAGTGAATAAAACACCCGCTTGAAGGTGGGACTGCGAGGAAACCACTCAACCGTGTCTCGATGCTCTTTGATCGCCTGCCACGTCCGCCGCGTAATCGGCATCTCCAAGCCGTTCACCACCAGCGGAAGATCGTCATTGTGGACGTCCTGCGTGGCCTCTTCGATAGGGGTCCGAGGTCGAACCGCCTCAACCACCCCTGGGGCATCGGTCAACGAATCGCCCATGTCCGCCATCGTCGAAGAACACGTCAGTTGTCGATCAGCATCCATCCGCAATCCTCAATTCTGACTCGGCTCGTGAATCGTCCCGCCAGCCGACCTTATGGTATCCTCGTAGACCTTGACCATGAACTTAGCCAACATCGCCGCTGGCGACGCTGCAAGCTGATCCGCGGAACACTGATGCTCCGGCAAAACAGATAACAAAACGGTCCCCTTCTTCCAGTCGCCAACCCCGCCCTCAATATCCTCAAAAATCAACGTGACTCGCATAACGCCAACTTCCCAGCCCACCACCAAGAAAAATATGCGCGCGAAAAACCCTTGAAATATAGGGGTATGCGCGCGGTATGCGCGGTCATGCGCGCATATTCTCCAGCAACATCATTCAACATCCAAGTTCAACGTTGAAAACCGTTTGAACGAGGACAGGGTACTAGATACGTTGCGTACGCGCGCGTATACGCCAAGCGGGTTAAAAACAAGCCTCTCGAATGGGTCCCATCTGTCACACGCATGGTACGTAACTGCTTGTCACCACTGCACTTAGGTCTAGTACATCCCATAGGCTAACGCAACATAACGACCATTATAGGACATTGGGTAATATTACCCACATCTGCCAAGCTATCTGTTCCACATACCTATTCCACGTGGAACAAGCTATCCTATCGTCTTGCTTTGCTGCCTTATCTCATAGCGTAGCAGAGCCGCCTTACTCTACTTCACGCGCGCAACCCCGCCGTCCGCCTCAATCATTACTTTAATAACGCGATTGATACGTTACGGATACGCATTGCGACTTGTGGTCGCTAGTGGCGTTGGCCCTATCGGCGTGGGTCGGGTTCGAGCCACAATCCTGGGCATGTTGTTCGGGGTTGCCCTACAACCCGTCACCGGTATCCGACTCGCGGTATGCTGCCCTACCGGTCAGGAGATTCTCTGTCGGCGGTCGGTGCCCGCCCATGTTGATCAATACCGATTCGCGCCGCAGCCCCGAGACACATACGTCTTGTGCTCGTCAGACCAATACACCGTGCCGGTCTGCTGGTTGACGCTGCGATGCTTGCGCCAGTGCGTATAGCATGGCTTGCACCAGCCCAGCGTCAAGCGCTCTGGTACGGCATTACTCATCGTCGTGGACTCTCCGCAATTGGCGCAGCGATGGGCTGGTACTCGCGTGTACTGTTTCAAGGCCAACCAAGACCCCGAGCCGGGTCGGAACCGCGTTCGACGAATCCGTGATGTACTGGCTCGGGGGTTTTATCCGTTAGTACACCATCGTCGAACGCCTACAGTATGCGCCACGTTTTGCACCTTGTCAAGGCGCAACCTGTCTTTAGTTTCGGAATCTGCGTTGCGGATTGCCCCAGGCTGCAGATTGAAGTATACTGGATAGCGTAGATTGCCCCGGCGGGGGTTATGAACCCCGACGGTCTTTCGACCAACAAGCTTCCAAGGCTGTCCCGTCTGCCAGTTCCGGCACCGGGGCGGTTCCTAGGGTCGAAGGGGGCGGCGGCTCTGCCTGCTAGCAATTGCCGCCGCTTCCCCCTCGCTATAGCCACCTAGCTCGCAGCCGCCGATGATTCGAAGCCTATAACTCTAGTGGTACAAAAGGTTTAAGGTTGCCTAGGCCAAAAAAAAGACCACTTTTTCGAACTTCGATGCCCGTAAAGCGACCATTACGTTTTTAACGCCATTATTTTTCTTGGAATAAACTTGACAGCATGATGGCCATGGTGTAGACTATGGGCATGAGGACCAAGCGACCAAAACAAGACCGAGACGATACGGCAGGCGACGACGGCTGTTCGGTCAATATCCACCTGCAGATTAGGCCCGCGATGCGCGACGCGATGCACGCGGCATGGCGAGTGAGTGATGCCAGCTCGCGCAACGATTGGATTCGTCGCGCGATCGCGGACGCCCTGGAAACGCAAACCCTAGATCGGCAATGACGCCGGAGGTGGTTGGACATGAAATTGACACGCAAACAACTAGCGATAATCGGCCGCGCGCTCCTGCACGCCCGCAGAGCAAACACCTATCTGCTGAGCGACAAAGTGGCGGTGTGTCATCGCATCGGTGTCCATGGCGGGACTGCGCTCGATTATCGACGCACCGATGGAGCGGTACTCGCCGAGGTCGAGAAATCCTACGCATCTGGCTTGTGTGGCCTGGAGGACTGTATCCGTGAACTCGAACGCCTCGTTGCGGTCGTCCCGATGACGGCGACAACATTAGCAGGCGGACCCCCTGTAGATCGGCAATGACGCCGGAAGGAGCGTGAGACGATGACAATCATCAAAACCGAGGCCGGATGGACGATGGACATCACCCACCGACGCAATGGGTGCTTGGAGCAGGGCGGATTGTGCGGTCGGCGTGTCCTGTACACACGGGCAACGCTCACCCGATGCGGCATCGACTACGATGCTGAGCCCAACGATCACGCCGACTACTTGTATCACCACATTGACCCGGATCGCGTATTACGCCGGGGAGTGCGGATTGAGTAACAACGGCAATGACGCCGGAAGGAGTGTGACACATGAGTCCAACCTTTGTACGCGACTTGGAGCAGAGTATCCGCAACACGGTTCGTAAGTTGCGGGCCGACGGGACCACCGGTATGAGCATGGCCAACCTCAAAGGAGTAACGCCTACGCCGATGGACGGACCCAAAGGCACAAACGCTCAATGGGTTTACCAGCAGATATTCACGGAAGCCGCCAAGCATTCCGCCGAGGGCTTCGTTTACTAGGCGACCTTCCCTCCGCGCCCTGCGGGGCGCGACGATGAAGGCCGCGCGTGCGGCATACGGCAATGGCGCCGGAAGGAAACGACAATGACGCCGATCAAAGTAAACGGAATCAAGCTAAGCGACGCGCAAGCGATTGCCTTGCTTCGCGGACACTCGACAGGCGATTGGGGCGGATTCCCCTGGAAAACGTATTCGCGCCTTGAAACGCTCGGCCTGATCGATTGCACGAACAAAAACATGGTCGTCACCGCGAAGGGCGCGGCATGGTGCAACGATCATCACATGGCCTACGATTGGGCGCGCAAGCCCGTGCAACACGAATCTCAAGGAGCTTACTTCTATGACAAGTGCTAAACCGGATTGGGCCGACATCGCAGCGGAAGCTGTTGAATCGACCATAAACAATGCGCTGTGCGCCGGAAAAATGATCGGTACCGACGCCCTGGCGAACGCAATTCGCAACACTGTGGTCATGTCCAACCAGTGCGACCCATGCTCGTGGGACGTAGAGCCGGATCATATCGGCGAGCTTGTGAACGCTGTTACAAACATGGCGTTTCACATTGCACCGACCCACCCGAGCATCGAACGGGTTTACCGTGCGGCGCAGGAATTGAGGAAGCAACCATGAGCAACTACCAACGTGTGTGTGCCGCAGTGACCCCGCGGCGCGGTAGCGTCCGAGGACGATAAGGGCCGCTATGCGGCATACGGCAATGACGCCGGAAGGAGTGACGGAGATGACCACGGACCTAAGCTACGGCTCACGACTCACCACGGACTCAGGATTGTCGAGTTACGGTATCCCGGTGTTAGAGCTCGACGACTATGAGCTCGGCACCGGCCGCATCACGGCTACCCACACGCTAGGCATGGGCGACAATCTGCCGCACCGGCCGGAGCACACGGCCGGAGAGTACGTCCGAGGCTGGCTGGCTCGATCCACCGAGCCGGATTTTGATCGCAACGTACGCGGAGCCGACGCCCGCCTAACGGTGCGTGGGACTCTGGATGAGGCTCAGGCACTGGCGCGACGGTTTTGCGGATTTTGATCGGCAATGACGCCGGAAGGATAACGACGGTGCAAGCAACATTTTGCGGACAAAAGGTAGGTGTCGCATGAAACTCTGCGCCAATTGCAGTAGTGAGGATGTCGGTGGCGACGGCGAGAACCTCTGCCGGGTGTGCGAGGAAGCCGAGACCGCAGCCGAGCGGAAGCGTCAGCGGGCGCGGATGAACCGCCGCGCTCGGGAACAGGTGTTGCGCGATTGCGGACTGGTCAAGGTCCGCGGATCGCTTGGCGGAGTGTACTGGGAATGACCATCGAGGAAATCAAGGCCTGTTACGGATTCGATCCACGTACCGTAGGCCTCCGTCATCGTGGCTATTGGATCGTCAAGGAGGTGAAAGAGAACGAAAAACAGGCGAGTGTGATTGTCGGCGATTTGTGCATCGCGGCCCGAGACGGTGGGTCTAACCCATGTGATGCGCACGCAGGCGGGAAAGGCCGCTACGTTGGCAACATCACCGATGATTACGATTGCACGTATCGGCACTACTACTACCGACCAATAGAGAAACCTGCCATGCACCTGCACGAAACGTACGACAAAATGCTCACCGCTTTGTTGGCACCGGGCACACAACACGACTCGACGCAGCAGTCGGGCCCGTTAGACCGTCACGCGGCAAAGAAGCCGATCGTTCCGCCGCCGTATCCGAGAGCACATGAAAATGAATGCTGGGACTGCAACGGAACCGGACGCTGTAATAAATGTGATGGTCGTGGGACACGACGTGAAACCGACATCCATTAGCGGCAGTGACGCCGCAGAAAGAGGTGCAGCAATGACGCTTAAAGCCGAAATCAAAGGGACGGACTTGGTAATCACCATCCCCATGCAGACGCCGCAGCCTAGTGCGTCGGGGAAAACTCTCGTCGTGGCTTCCAGTCGA